CCCAAACACACACGTGTTGGTCCAATCGATAAAAAGATTGGGTCCGCCACGTATACATCGGTATCCGTAGATGAGAGCAACAATAATGAGAGTCATCAAGGGGAAAGTAAACCCATTCCCCATGGTGGAAATCATATTGAGCTCAACTTGCATGTCCACATCCCGCGCTTTACCATCGCGCTGGATTGTAATCATGGGTGACCTAAGCTTCATTAATAGGTCAGTCCATGCACTGGGCATGAGGGCTCGTACAAGATCGATACTGATCATATCGCTAGCAGATTTCAAATCAAGGGTAGCAACTTCCCCTGAAATGGATCCACGCATGGCCATAGCAATATTCTTTTGCTGTTGGTCGCGAATGTCCAGTCCGATATGCCTAAGAGCTCCCTCTAGATACATGCCTGCAGGGAGCTGCAGACACATATTACCAGAGGGTTCTATGGCAATTGTACGCTCTGTGTCCTCGTTTTTGGGGACAGTTGTCAGTCTAGAACCTTCAATCTGCATCGTGCCCGAAATTCCGGTTAGGCCATCCTTGGCCACGAAATAAGGGTTCGACCTACGCAGTTTAAGCACCAAAGGTTCACACTGAGCGGTGCAGGTCATTACCTGAAAAATCTTGTCGGCTGCATGCGTACCCTTGATGCCATTACTGGCACCTGGTCCGTATCGCCAATTCGAATACAGGTATGACATCTCGAGCGGCTGTTGAATGGCCAACTCGTCGAAGGTAGACGTGAATCGCTCTAAAACAGTAGTAATGAATAAACGAGCGTTCGCGATGACCCTCGAATCAAGAGATAGAGATGGTGGGGAATTTCTTACGATTTCCCCCACCTTCTCATTGATAGCCAAGAAATCGGCTATCGCTTTCTCTTGAAGATCCTCCCTAAGGAAGCGTGCTCTTTTACGAGCACGTAGCACCTGTCTATTGACCGCGGCGTTCTGTGGTCCATAGGCAAGAAGCTCATCTGACAGGGTGGTGAAAAACGCAGTTAAGCGCTCTTCACCGGTCTTTATTACGTTGCTTTTACTCACAGGATAACTCCTGATGATAACAACGGTTTTACATCAAGGTGATAACGATCTTACCAACAAGGATTCAGTTGATAAGATCCGAAAGCTTATTCAGCAATATCCGAGCTTTCGGTACCGACGTTTCCGAAATCGTCATTTCTGGCGCTAAGGAAACTACGGGTGGCGTTGTCACAGCTGGCTTGTTCCGAATCTGGGAAAAAGCAGTTACAAATGGGTCTACTATAACTGCCGGTGAGTTCGCAATAAGTACTGTTGCGACCGCACAGGCAATAAGACCCTTTTGGGCTTTCTCCCACATTAGAGCACGCCAGTCAACACGGTGACACTGATTCCATCAGCCGATGCCCAACCCACACCGAAGTGTGCGCTGATCATCGCCCTGATTTCTTCAGGTTCATACGTGTCGACTCCAGCAGGACACTCAATGATCGTGGTGATTTTTGGCACCATAATCGATTGGTTGACTGCTGGGGCAGCCCCTTTCCGTGTAATAAGTTTATACACGTTCAGAGGGACATTCTTGATGATTCCCGTGACAGGATTTGCCTGCGGCAACGTTCTTAGGACCGGCGGGCGGAAGAATGCCACCGTGAACGGCTTACTAACGCTGTTCACGTCAACACTCGTCTGCGTACCACCCAAAGCACTGACGGCGTATTGCTTGCCGTTAATGTTCGGGGCGGTATCCGATAAGAGCGTATAGGTCGGGGTAGTCAAACCCGTGACCGTTGCGCCTGTTACAGGTGAAGCGGGTGCGAAAGCCAAAGTATGGCTCCTTAGAAGTTACCCAGAATTGGATTACTAGGATCTGATGATCAATCAGATCTTTTTGGTCCTACCCTGAGCGAGTACGGACGACAAATTAAGCAATTTTGTCAATCCGGATTTGCCGATTTCATCCACACTTTTGATGCGGAGTGATCTCGACGGGAGTTGGGAAAGTGAGGAGCGATTGAAATCAAGGCATGTGGTCTCCGAATCTCCCCCACTCAAATACCCAGAATAACCGGGCTTTAAGTAGGTGAGAAGAGAAACCCTGTCCCTGCTTTCATACTTCAGTGACTGAGAACAATATATTGTTGTACCCGGTAGGGTATAAAACATATCGTCCAGCCACGGGCTTACAGTGGTAAAGTAATCAACCGCCCAGGAAAACGGAACAAGCTCCCATGCTACACTAGGGAGCGAGCTGACGTTTAACCCAAGGTGATCGGTTACGCTGTAAGAGGCACTAGAAGCAGTTGTGATTCTAATGCCAGCAATGATTTGGGCGCCTTGCTTGTGATACGTATTATGGGTTTCCCCAACGTACATACCATAAGCAATATCGGGGAATGTTCCATTAGGTTTAATGGAATATCCACTAGTCCAATCCATTGTCGCTGTGCCTTTCAATCTGACGTAGTGGTCCATTCTGGAGTTGTAATCCTGAACGGATTTGGCGGCTTGCTCGATGTCTTTGAGTAAGGGACTTAACCCGAACCCAAAACCGAGCCAGACGTTACTAGCTAGATTGAGTACACTCTTTCCCTGCGTTTTCCTAATGGCGAGAAGCGCTTTAACAGTATCAATAGCTAACCCGTTAATCTGCCGTACAAGACGGTGGATTTCACGAGATTCGGCTATCGGTGCTGCTAGTTGCGCCCTACCAACGTGACCATTGAGTTTATTACGGATTTGAGCTGTAGCCCTATCAATTAGCGGCGTATAACTCTTAGCTGTAATAATCGGTGAGGTTGTTATCTTACCATATCCGTCAGATAGCGTATTGCTACTTTCGGAGAAGCAAGAATACATACTCACTTTCACTGACAACACCCGGCGATTATAGCCGGATGTAGCGTTAGTGCCTTTGGCCACTGCTACTCTCCAACCAGGATTGTTCGCGTAGGACTTTGTCGAATTCCCTAAGTGGATAATCGATCGTGAATTCTTTTTATCTGGTTCAAAAAGTCGTGTTGACTTCGTGAGCAGATTATAATGCATCACTTTCTCATATCTACAGGGAATCGTCGCAGCTCTACTCGGAAGGACATAAGGGGTTTTAAGTCTCTTAGTCCCTCTAGGGAGGACCGGATAAAAGCGGACCACTTTGGGCCTTTTGGGCTTTGGTGATTTGCCCTTATACATGGTATCTCCTGTTAACAAGTTGAAGAAGTATAGTACGGAGGAATCCGTACTAAAAAGGGCTCCCCTGACAATCAGGCCTTTCGGCCTGAAAGTCTATCATAGATGCCTCCCCAAATCTATCAGATCTACCTCCCGACGTGATCATTCGTCAGTAGTAGACCCTTTAGATTAGGATCAGTGGCTCCTATGATATGGG